ACCGTGCAGCTTCTGGATGTCTCGCTCGTTGAGGGCGCTGCACAGCACGTTGCGCTCCAACTCATCGATCTCGGCGTGGATCGCTTCGCCCACCGGCTGATAGTTCTCGATGACGAAATCGAGCAGCGCATACAGGACGAAATCCTCCCCGTGCTCAAGCAACAAAGGGCGCGCTTCACAGCGTTGCCGCACATAGGCGTACGACGCGGAATGGCCGTTGCGTGCAGTGATGATGTAACCCCTGCCGGCGAAGATATGCGTTTCGATGAATTGCAAAACGCCGTTTTCGCGAACCGGTGAGTAGGTGACGATAAACAGAGCGTCACCAAAGGTTTCCAGTTTCGGTCGGCTGTGTTTTTCCAGCGCGTCTTCGATGGCCAGTTCATGCAAGTTGAACTGACGTTGCAGGTTGGATAATTCCTGTGCGTCCGGTTCTTCCAGGCCGATCCACACGAAGTGGCCGGGTTTGGCCGCCCAGGCAGCACCTTCGTCCAGCGCAATATTGGTGACTTTCTTACCCTCGCTGTACACCGCAGCAGCAACAACTCGACCCATGGTGGTGATTCACTTCTTCTTGGCAGATGGCAGGGAAACTAGGCTTCAGCTTAGCCGTGTCGCTGCTTGAGAGTCAGTGAAACTTCTACAGTTCACCCGGCAAAAGAAAACCCGCACAGGGCGGGTCTTGTTTCACGCGGCTTGCAGTTGCCGATCCATCGATTCGATGCACTCGCGCATCTGCTCGCGGCATCGCTCGATCAGCATGGGCATGTCGTCCATGGTCAATCCGACTGTAGGAATCGCCGGCAAGGAACGTATGAGAACGTTGCCGCTGCGCCAGCGATTCAGGCGCATGTGTTTTATATAGCTGCTCACGCACACCGGAACGATCGGCACGCCGGCGGCAATTGCCATCTGGAACGCGCCTTTCTTGAACGGCAACAAATCTTCACCGAGGTTGCGGGTGCCTTCCGGAAACACCCAGATCGAGGTGTCTTCGTTCTGCAAGGTGTGGGTGGTCGTCAGCATCGACTGCCGCGCCTTGTGCGCATTGCCACGGTCGATCAAAACATTGCCGGCCAGCCAGAACAACTGGCCGAACAACGGCACCCACTTCAGGCTTTTCTTGCCGATACACACGGTGCGGCGGGGGACGACATTGCCGAACACGAACAGATCGTAGTTGGACTGATGGTTGGCGATGATCACGCAACTGTCGGGCTTGTTCATCAAGCCGTTGACCTCGGACCTGACCCGCAAACGCAAGATACACATCGCCGGCAAAGCGTAGAGGCGGGCGCAAAGTCGGCTGTTGTCCGGGTTGAACGGGCGGCACAATCCGAGGATCACACCGAGCACGCCCGCCAGAATAAAGTGCAGGCCCATCAACAACATACGAAACACAAACAGCATTTTTGCAGGCCCACCGGGACAAAAGGTGGCGCAGTGTACGGATGTGCACTGTTTTCGGCAATTGCCGCTATAGAGTCCGGAGATGGCCGATGTTTAAGCGCATGTTTCAGTCTTGCCTGTCAGGCGCGTCCTAGAGCTTTCCGCGAATCTTCGACGTGTGACGTAAGAAAAAGCCCGACACGAGGGTCGGGCTATTCACTTACCGGCAGATCCTGGACGAGTCAGCCCAGATGTTGCTGATCCTGCAGGATGGCATCGTCAAGAGTTTCCAGCAGTTGCTTGCGCACTTTCAGCTTGGTGTTCTTGTGCGCGAGCATGTTGATCTTCTTCAACTGCCGCGCGGCAGCCAGCGCGGCGCCCTGCAATTCTTCGGCTGTGACGACTTTGTCGAGGAAGCCTGCATCAACGGCACTTTGCGGATCGAACATCTCGCCATTGATCACCGAGCGATGGAAAGCCGAACGCCGCAAGCGATCACGCGCCAGCTCGATACCGGCGTGGTGCATGGTCATGCCGATCTGCACTTCGTTCAGACCGATGCTGAACGGGCCATCGACACCGATGCGGTAATCGGCGGACAACAGCAGGAAAGCACCCTTGGCCACAGCGTGTCCCGGGCAAGCGACAATCACCGGGAAGGGGTGAGAGAGCAGGCGACGGGCCAGGGTCGAACCGGCCGTCACCAGCGCAACGGCTTCTTTCGGGCCGGCGGTCATTACCTTCAGGTCATACCCGCCCGAGAGGATCCCCGGCTGCCCGGTGATGATCACCACGGCGCGATCCGCCACCGCCTGATCCAGCGCCGCGTTAAACGCCGCAATCACATCCGGAGAAATCGCGTTGACCTTGCCATTGTTCAGGGTCAGGGTCGCGATACCGTCTTCGAGGTGGTAGGCAATCAACTCGCTCATGACGCTATTCCTTATTAGAAAGATGGGCAGACGTTACCCACCGCCGCAGGCCAGGTAAAGCGCCGTGACTGACCTGCCAGTCACCGTTTTGCGCTTCGGCCAGCGTCGCGCGCGTGTTGCCTGCTATAAAAGGAAGCGCACGGCTTACCCGAGATTGGCGGGTTAGCCATCGTCCGCTCTGGCTGAACGCGGCGGCCTCTCTTAAGCGCATGAAAATTCTCAAAAAAAGTTTGCCATCGGAAAAGCTTTCGACTACATTAGCGCGCCTCGACAGACAGAACATGTCTGCAGAGATACGGTGAAGTGTCCGAGTGGCTTAAGGAGCACGCCTGGAAAGTGTGTATACAGGAAACTGTATCGAGAGTTCGAATCTCTCCTTCACCGCCATATTCAGTAAACGCAAACCCCTGATTTTCCTAGAGAAAGTCGGGGGTTTGTGGTTTTTTGTGTCCGAAAAATGGGCATATGGGACAGATCTGGGACAGATGCGCCATTTCGGTGCGGAAATGAGCCTCCAGGATTGAGCGCCTGAGCTACCCTGTATTAGCTGCGCAAATCAGTCTTCCGAATCTTTGATCCAGGGACGATCAACATGCCAAGTAATGCAGATTCCAATATCACCACTGCCGATGCGCTGACACTGTTGTTGCACAACCAGCATGCGCTGGGTGCAGCGATCGAAGAGATTACACATTGGATATCGGGAGCTGGTGCAGATGATGTTGCCGATAACGCAATCGTGGCCTTGGCAACGCTGGACACTAACGCAGCAGCGATCACAGACGCGATCATGCGGCTACGGAATGTTTAAGGGGAGGTCTTGGCTGGCGGCACGCGGTCTAAACGCAAAGTTCAGTCCGCGAGCTCCAGTAGCTTAGACAGCGTTCACCGTCGCAATCTAGACATGGATTCGGCTGGCCAGCTTTCTCGGGCCGTAGAGTCACACTATGTGCTTACGTGACGACGTGAAATAAGCCGTTCCATCGCTGATCGCCGGGATGACCCCAGCGCACACTGCGTCTACGATGAGCTGTCGGGTAGCCTTTACGTCGAGCGTCTTGCCTAAATTCTTTTGCATGAGTTGCCTGCTAATAAAATAGCGGCCACAGGCAGAACAGTCGATGACCTGCCAATCCCCCACTTCATATTGAAGCTCTGCATTTTCCCAACAAATCCAGCACATACATTTCATGAATTCCCCTCCGTGACCAATGGATTGCGCCAGAAAAAGGCTGGTTCAATTCAGAGGGACGACTGGAATGACCGTCGGTCGTGATTAAGTGCGCAAATGCACGAAACACTAATTATGACCTATTGCGGCTATTAGCCACTAGTCGACGGAACGCCGTTTATGTTCAATCGGCCCCCGCGCCTGGCCCAGGTGTGGGGGCCTTTTTCATGCGCCGTGGAAACCAGACGTCCCAGGACTGGTCTACCATCCTCCTACCGCTTGGCTTGCTGCAGCCACTCATTATTTGAAGGATGCCCATGTGCTTTTATGAAGGTCTGGCCACCGTCACCGTGTTGGCCCGCTATCAGGGGCGGGAGCCGGCCGAGCTAACCAGTCTCGAATGCCCGGTGCGCCTCATTCATGTGGGCTCCGGTCGCGTCCGCGTTGAACTGCAGCATTACCTGCAAGGCCCCAAGGAGGCCAACGCGCTGCGGGTGATGCTGCCGCATGGAACAATGGTGCAGGGGCTCTTGATCGACGGGTCTAACCAACCCACCGGCGGCTGGCTGCTGATCGACGTCGAGCAGTACGACTTGGTGCTTGAGCAACCTAGGACCCTGAATGGATGGCAATGGCAATGATTGACCACGACGAATTCGCGGCACTTAACCTGCCGCGTTCTGTGCATGCGCAAGCGCTGAAGTTGCTCGCTGGCATCGTCCAGGCAAGCACCCTAGCCGACACGCTGCATGCCGCCGACCGAGCCGAAGGTTTCACCCTGGGCATTGAAACGGTGAAAGCACTCAACCTCGGGGCCATCGAAGGGCTGTATCTGATATTCGACCGCGCTTTACAGGCGCGTCAGCGGGAACTGAATAGATGATCGGCGAAGGCATTCACGAAGACGTATTGCGCGCCCTGGTTGAACAACACGCTGTGCGTGAATGCCTGGTCGCCAAAGTCGATGGCGGCCCCGACTGGGGCCTGTCGATTCGTCTGGGCGGGAGCAGTGCACGCTGGGTGCCGGTGCGCTCGCGACGTGAGCGCCTGCGCACCTGGGCGAGTTTGACCGCCGTGGGCCGTTTTGCCGAAAGCGTGGGCATTAACGGTTTCAGTGTGGAGCTGTGACCGGCGTCAGCTTTAACGCCATTTGCAGCATGCCGACCACGTCCGGTCCGTCTTCATTGATCCACGTCCCATAATGCTGACGGATCATGTTGCCGTTGGTGTGACCCATCTGTTCCGCAATCCAGTCGATCGACGCCACACCGGTGGTCAACAACTGGCTGGCGTAGGTGTGCCGGCATTGACCAGGGCCGCGGTAGCGGACGCCGGCCGCCAGTAAGTGCGCCTTGAAGAAACGATCGCGCACAACAAAATCGTTGGCATGCGGCAGGCCGGTTTTGGTGTTCAGGAACACGAAGTGCAGTTTGTGTTTTCGCACCGTCTTGTTGTCCCGCTCGACGACCTCCACGGTTTCCGCTTTCCTGTTGCGGTTCAGCGCATCGATCTTGCGCAAGGCGTCCCACGCCGGTGCCAGCAGGCGCACCCGCCGCGTCGATCGGCGGGTTTTTGTCACACGATAAGCGCCGCGCACCTTCGACCGGCGAAAGGTCACCGTGCCTTGCGCCAGGTCGACGTCCTCCCAGGCCAAGGCGATGGTTTCCGAGACCCGCGGGCCGGCCCATAACATGAACTGCACCATCAGCAGTTCCTGCGTGCGGGGGGTTGGGGTCTCGAGGATCTGGCGGATTTCGGCGCGGGTAAACGGGTCCGGCGCTTCGGGATCGGGCAGACGCACCATCAGCCCTTCGGTAGGGTCATGCGCGACTTTCATCCGCGTGCGGTACAGGCGGAACACCTGGCGCACGTTGCTGATGATGTCGCGGATGGTCTTGTTCTTCAGGGTTTTCGACAGCGTGTCTTGAATCCACTCCTGCAGATCCAGATGATCGATTTGGTTAATCTGCACCTTGCCCCAGCGCGGGCGCACATGCACCTCGGCCTTGTTGGCATAGCCTCGATAGCTGGAAGCGGCGACGCTGTTGGCCTTGATCTTCAGCCACAGGTCGAGGTAGTGACCAAAGGTGTTTTCCACCAGCCTGGAGGAGTGCGGGAAGTGCCGCGCATAGTCGAAGGTGCCGGTCTGGATTTCGTACTCGATGATGTCGACCAGGCGTCGGGCCTGCGCCACGTTCGCTGGTGTGTTGCCGCCCGGGATCGCTTCCCGGCATTTTTCCCCGTTGTATTGAAAATAGATTCTCACGGACTTTCCGCGAGCTTCGACCCCACTCATGTAAACCCCTAACGCTGTACTCGTATTACAACAGTCTGACGATCGGAAACAAAAAGGCCCGTTTCCGGGCCAAGTATCTGCAAGCGTGTCTTCTGGTGGACGCGGCTTATGGCTTGGGCTTGGGATGGCGCAGATGGGCGTTCAGCCGCTGACGCCGGCGGCTGCATTTCTCGTGATTACCCTGGGCGCGCCACTTGCCGCACTGATCGCAAACGCTGGTGTAATCAATGTTCCAGGGAAAGCGGCGCACCGGTGCTGCGGCCGGGTCATTGCGCATGGTGTGAATCTCCGTGGAAGACAGGAGCGGCGAGCAGTTGGCGGATCACCGCGGCATCCGTGGCGCTCAGGTCCCCCAGGCTGCTCGCCATTTGGCTCAGGCTTTCCAGGCGCGTACGGGCCTCGGGGGTTTTGTGCACCAGGTAGCCGATGACGGCGGCACCGATGATCGCGGTGGCCACCAGGTGCCGCGCCGGTGTGGTAGCCTTCGCGCCGCTGCTGCTGTGGTTCTGTGCTTGCATGGTAGGGTCCTCAGAAGTGGTCGGGTGTCGAGGAGCTGCAACTCCTCGACACTGTTTTTTTGTTCAGTCCTTGCGAGCCAGGTGGATCACCAGGCCATCAAAATCCGGCTCATGTTCAACACATGATTGCCATTCCAATACCCGCAAGATCTGCTGCCTGCTGCAGTCATCAACGAGGATTTCGCGCTGGCCAGCGGCCGCCCGAACTTCCAGCATCTGCAGCAAACCTTCCTCTGCGTACGCACCGGCCTGAATGATCGGCGCGCTTTGACCTGCCAAATCCAAACGGTCTTGCACCGACTGGAGCTTGTTGGTTTGGCCGTCGCCGGCATTGCCCATAAACACTTGGATCTGCATCGGTGTTGCTCTCCTTTACGCCTTGAATGTCCAGCACTTGACGGTGGTCGGCCGGGGTTGGGAAACGGGGTTGCGATGATTGAAGGCGGCGCGCACGGCGCTGTGCACGGCCTTGTTGCTGTCGAGAAACTTGCGCGAGCGAGACTCTTTGAGCAGGTCGCGCAACGTGGCCACGTCGGCCAGCTTCTGTTTGTGTTCGGCGGCGCGCTCGCAGAATTCATTGAGGTTGATGGCGATGACGGTCGGGTCGCTGCTGTGGTCGACCACCGGGTCTTCACTCAAGGATTCGAGGTAGTCGTAGACCTCCCAAAATTCGGCGACGGCCGGATGGTCGGAGCTGATCGAGGCCTGACGCTCGATCGCCATCCGCACGATCTGCCGCTGCGTAGCGGCGACCTGCGGATCGCTGAGTTTCAGCACCAGGCGCAGGCCATCCAGCAGCGACAGCAGTTGCGCGTGGTTCTTGCTGATGCGCTCCACGCGGATGTAACCGCGCAGGTCGTAGCCGCAACTGCTGCAGTTGCCCTGGTCACTGGTGTAAGCCGTGCCGCAGGCAAAACAGTGTGTGTGCAGGCGGCGCAGCTTGGCTTCGTGTTCGGGCATGCGCTGAGCGAACAGCTCGAGCACGGCAGACTCCTTGCCCACGGCGCGCAACAGGAAGTGGCTGAGGGTGTTGCCGTCCAATGCGTTCAGTTGATCAGCTGCCACACGGCTTTCCGGGGTCACGATCGGGCGCACGAAGTGCAGTTTGACGATGCGCGTCATGATCGCTTCGTGAGCGACCACCGCCGCGTTCTGGCTGATCGCGATCGTTCCGCGAAAGGGTGGCTCGTAGGTTTCGTTGCCCGCCGTCTTGACGCCTTTGGTGGCCAGCGTGCCGCCACCGTAGAAGTCTTTCAGTTCGTCCCATTCGAAGGTTTTCGCGTGCGCCCGATCGTCGCTGTGGCGATCGGCCTCGAGAAACACCACCGGCATGCCGGACACCTGACCCATCAGGCGCGAACGTCCGGCCTTGGTCGATTTCATCGGGTCGAAGCCTTCGTAACCTTCGCGGCCGAGCAGTTTCCACAACAGGTTGAGCAGGGTGGTCTTGCCGGCGCCGGCTTCACCGGTGGCTTCCAGAAAGGGGAAGGATTGATAACGCGCACGGATCTGCTCGCAGAACAGCGAGCCGAAAAAAAACACCAGCGCGACGAGGCCTTGGGCGCCGAAGCAGGTCCACAGCAGCTGCACCCACTGCTCGTTGAAATCTTTGCCGTCACGCTGCAGCTTGATGGGCACACCCTTTTGCAGGGTTTTCAGGCGCAGCTTGCCGAACTCAAAATAGTCTTCGCTGTTGACCTTGTAAGTGGTGCCGTCTTTGATCGCGAGGTCGCCGTAGACGTAGCAGGCGTATTCCTTGCTGTAACCGACGTAGTCGATCGTCGATACGGTTTTGATGCCAAACAGCTGATCCTTCATCAGCTTGTCGAGCTGCTGGCCGCTGCCGGTGAACATGGCGCCGGCCGCCATGCCGAGTAGGCGTTTTTTGAATTCACTTGCGGCGGACAACTGGCCGCTGGTGAAAGTGTTTTTCACACTCTCGGAGTCGTGGGGGAAGTCCACGCGCAGGTAATACCAGGACTCGTCCGTGACTTCGTTGCGCTGGAAGTACAGGGCTTGTGGGTAGCAGTTGGCAATTTCCACGACGCTGCCGGACTGCTGCAGCGCCTTTTCGCGCTGTTGCGCCTGGTTGAGCAACTGGTCGTCGTGGTTCTCGCTGTCCTCTATGTCGGACATGGCGCGGTTGAACTTCTCCATGTCCAACTTGAACCAGTACAAACGGTTGCCAAAGCCCAGGTGAAATTCCCCGCGTTTGTTCCAGTCGTACATGAGCAAGGCTTTTTCCGCGGCGCTCTCCGCCAGGAGCAGGGCGCCTTGATGGCGAGCCTGTTTGAGATCCGTAGCAATCTGTTCGGCGCGTTTGGCGTCGTCCTGAATAAAGCTCCAGCGCTGGTGCAGGTCGTTCCAGTCCGCCTTGCGGCCATCGCGCTGCGGTATCAGTGCCGCTTCGCAGGTGAACCCCAAGGCGCGAGCATCGCGAACCCAACGCCGCGTATAGGCGTTGGCGCTTGGCTCGTTGTCCAGCGCCCAAACCAGCTTGGGCAGCTTGCCGCCATCACGGTCTTTGATCAGAGCCTTGAGCGAGTCACCAGGGAACGCGTTAGACGACATGGCCGATACGGCCGCGATGTCGTTATGCACCAATGCGATGGCATCGAAGATGCCTTCGACGATCCAGATTTCCTTGACCTCGAGTAGGTCGACGCATGGCGGGCACCACCAGACGCCGCGATAGCTGTCCTTGGACTTGAAACGCGCCTTCATTTTGCCGAAACGGTGCGGCTGATCGATCAGACGTTCCCACCAGCCGCCTTTTTCCAGCGCAAAGCGCACCGTGGCGCTGCCGGCGTTGTGTTCAGGCGAGTAGAAGCTTTCCTGGGTGAACCAACCTTGGATCAGCTCAAACCGAAAGCCCCTGGCGAACTCCAGATAAGCCCGCGCGGTGGCGTTAGGGTGTTGGTCCGTCGCCGGTGCACGCTTACTCCAATCCTCAAACAGATCGTCGTACAGCTCTTTGACGTGCAAGGTGTGGCCACATTTTTCAGGGCGGCCGCAGATCACCATCCATGGGGTATCGAAACGCGAGTACAGCTCCTTTTTCTTGCATTTGGGGCAGGTGCCCCCGCGCATGTAATCGGTGCCTACGCGGTGCTTCAGTCCGAAGTCGAACTGGAGGCGTTGCAACACGTCGTGGCGGAGATCTTCTTTCATGATTACTTCACTGCTTTGAGGCTGAGGGAGAGGGCCGCCATCAGGCGTTTCTGAGCAGCCATCACCGGAGTTCTTTCGAGGATTGAGCTGTGCCGTTTTTCTTGCGGGACGTACCGGTATTCATCTGCGTACCAGTAGTCGTTGAGGCTCAAGCGGTACTGCTCGCGCATCGCAGCCAGTAGTGCTTCGGCCTCCGCTGGTGGCAGCTGAGTGGTCAGAATTACGGCGTTTCCCATCTTGAAACCTCGATTTCGGGCGCAGCTCACCCAAACCCACGGAGTGCGGGACAGGCGTTTGTCTGAGGGTTGGTGTTACGAGTTGGCTAAGCGAAAGCGGCCAATGTCTGGCGCGTTGATGATTCGCTCGTAAATCAGGCTGACCGGTACGGCCCATTGCATGCCGGTGGCCGGATCAACGATTACGGTATGCGTCGACGTGCTGCTCTGGATGTTCAGGCGCTGACGATCGCGAACGGCGACCATGGTGGTGCCCGCTAGGTGAACGATTTTTTCAGCCATCTGCGTTGTCACGTCGTAGTCGGCAACCAGGTACTGGACGGCCCGGCTGAACAGTTGCTGATCATCGCTCAGGTGTTCGCAGTGGTGGCGCTCGAGGAACGACAGCGCAGCGCTCTGCAGAACATCTTGATATTCCGGTGCTGCAGACGAATTGTTCATTGGGTTTTCCCTGCGCGGTAAAGAGCGATGGCGGCCAGCACTTCTGCATGCCTTGCGGCTACGTGGAGGTTATGCGCGTCCATGATGAATTCGGCTTCTTCGTCACTGATCGAACCGTCTTCAAGAGCGGCAGCGATTGCTTGATCAACGCAGCCTCGCTTTGCAGAAACCTGCACGGAGCGGGCGTAGAGTTCGACATTGTCGAGCGTTCCAGGATCAGCCATCGGAACGAACAGTCCCCCATACATCGAGGCAATGTAATTGGGTAAGTGGTGTGTCCCGCAGTCCTGCTCGAGCAGGAAAACATGGGTATCGCTGAGAGGGCTGCAACCGGCGTTTTCATAGGCATGGTTGTCGAATTTTTTGAGCTTCAGACCCAGGCGTGCTGCTGCAGCCTCACGTCCGCCGTTGTAGCTGCGGATGATCTCGCTCATGACTTCTTTACGGGTGTCTAGGATTGGACTTTTCAACTTCTACTTTTCCCTGTGGAGCGCCGCTATTACTGTTCAATCACGCCGTCTTTTATCCCCAGTAAAACGGCCGCTCGATGTGCCTCCCCACGGCGACCTTTGATCCGACCGTTCAACAGGTCGCTGACTAAATTTTTGTTCAGTCCATGCTTCCGACTGAATTCCGCGATGCTTAGTCCCTTTCGATCGAGAGCCGCCCGGGCTTGCTCGTGCGTAACGGTGGCGGGCATAGTGTTCCCTCTGTTCGTTTGTGTTTGTTTGCGTTTGTCTGTGGTGATTCTTGGTCAAAAAAATGATCAAGTCAATGGTGGTGACTAAAAAAATGCTCATAGCGGATCGTGTCGGTGAACGCCTCAGGGAAGAGCGCGAGCGCTTGGGGTTGAATCAAACAGATTTTGGCGTCCTACTCGGTGTTAGTAGGGGTACGCAAAAAAACTACGAATTGGGGGCGAGTTCCTTAGATCTTCGGTATGTGACCGCTCTGGAAGAGAAGGGCGTAGACGCGGCGTATGTACTCACTGGAAGGCGTTCTACTCCGCTGGGTCAGCTCTTTAGTCCCTCAGAAGAACTGTTAATCAAGCAATTCAGAAAGATTTCTGACGATGACCAAAAAGCGATTCGTCGATTTCTAGAAGCCATGGCAGACGACGCAGCTCGGCATCAGTCTTAACTCGCAACAATCCCGCACAGTCATTGGGGTATCTCTTATTCCAATGCACTTGCTCACCCCCCATAAAGTCTGTTCAGCAATGCACTTTATGGAGTAGTTAGAATGTTGGATCGCAAGAAGAACGATCACATCGCCCTCGAAAACGCCGAGTCGGAAGCTGCCGTACTCACGGAAATCGAGCGTCGACTGATCGATCTGTATCGCCGGCTCACCCGCGTAGAACAGCAGCAAGTTCGCCGAGTAGCCGAGATACTGGCAATCAACCCAAAGGAGAAAGTAGAGGGCTGACCGTCATTCTTTGAATGATCCCGATCGCCGACGCTCTTACGTCGGCGGTTTGTAACTACGCCACCGCCTGCGATCCCAACTGCTCGAAAAGCTCCTGCTGTTTCGCCCTGGGCATTTCGCGCAAGCGATCGATCAGCATCCGCTCGAACGTCTGCGACGACGGACTGAGCGTGTGCGAGAACGTCAGATTGGCCACCCATGTGTGCCCGCACGTTGCGTCCAGGCACTGGCAGTACAGTTTTACGAAGGCTCTCGTTACCTCTTCCCGTGAAGCAATCCGGCCCTTGTGTCCGCAGTTGCATACAACTCTCATTATGTCCCTCCCCAGGGGCAGCTGATCGCCACCATTTTGCCACATTTTGTAGTGACATTCGCTCTGGTATCCACATCATGTAGTGGCTTCCACTGCGTTTTGCACGGGTCTCCAGCTAAAGCGCCTGTCTTCGCGAAGCGTGCCATTTAGTTGGTTGAACAGCTGACAGATCGGCCGAATTTCGTTACTCGTGTACACCCGATCGATCTTTTCGATGTCTCCGAAACCACCGGTGTTTTCCGGAATGATGCCGGCCAGTGCCGGGTTCATGCGCCAGGCCGCGATAACGTCGTTTCGGGTGATGTTCTTCACCTTCTCCAGTTCGTCTTTGGCTTGGAAGTCCCCCACAGGGATGATCTGAATTGCGTTTTCCTTGCCATTGGGGATGTTGACGAACATCGACCGGAAATTGCCCACGCCCTTGCTCGCGCTGATCTGCGCACGCAGCTCGTCCTCGTCCTCTTCGGTCAGGTCGGGGTCGTTGGTGTAGAAGATGTAACCGGCGTGCGCGCCGTTGCTGTAGTACCGACGACGGAAGAGGGTGGCCGCCTCATTGAGCAGCAGCGCCTGCAGACCGCCCAAGTAGTCAGGAATCCCGTAAATGTTCTGTTCCACGTCGTAGTCCAGGACGTGGGAAATCTCGTGTTGTTCGAACTCCATTTCCTTGTTGTCGGGCAGCAGCATCACAAAACCGCCGTCGACCTTCACCCGCATGTTGATGGCGGGCAGGTGCTGCAGCTCCAGCACCTGGCCGAACGCGTTGGTGTCGTTGTAGAAATACGCTTCGCCAAACACCATGTAGTCCAGCCCGGCGCGGCCCATCGTTTCCGTACTGCAGCCCGCCGAGGGGATGAACTCACGCAGCAGCAGGTTGCGTTTGAACTTCGGAATGGCGCCGTGGTGGGCATTGGCGCGCAGCAGCTTGGCCAGGCCAACCCGCGAAACCGGCGGCTTGTAGATCCTGCCGTCGTCGCTGGGGAACACGCCCACGTACTCGCCGATGTTGCCGGACAGCACCTGTTCCGGCTCCCCGAACGTAAACGAGCGCATCGGTTGCTGCGTTGGTTGGGCTACGTGTTGCTTTCTGCGTTTGCGGTTGGCCATGGCTGGTCTGATTACTCGTGACGTAGCGGCTACGACGCCGCTTGTTGGTGTTCAAAGGTTCGTTGGCCAGGGCGTGCATCACCGCCCAAGCAATGTCGGCGTGGCCGGTGGCGTCGGTGCGCGAAGCGCTGTAGGTGATCTGGCCGCTGTTGGTGGCGCCGCGTTTGATGGTCAAGAAGGCCTGCGCGATGTCCGTCCAGCCTGCGTCCCACTCGATGCGACTGCCTTGGATCGTGTCCTGGGCTTTCAGCACCAAAGCGTTTTTCGCCTCAAGGCTGTAGTGAATTGGGGTCGCCTTAGCGTAGAAGTCGCGCACCAGGTCGAACACGCCGTAACCCACTCCGGTGACGTCAATGCCGATGTGCTGGACGTTGAAACGCTCGGTCAGCTTCTTGACCTGTGCAGCCTGGTATGTG